ACATGTGTGACACGCTCGGCAGTGTTCAAGTCACTCGCCGAATACGGAACGATCAGATCCTCCGCCGGGACAAACTTCGAAACAGCCCGCTGCTTGCCGGGATCGAAGTAGACCTTTTTAAATGTGGAACCCGTCAGCGGCAGATAGAACAGCATCTGATCCGTGTCCGGGTCATACTCCTCCATGATCTCCGTAATCTGGTAATTCATGAAGTCTTTTACACGCTGGGCCTGATCCTCCAGCATTTTGTTCGGTGCGCCCAGAATCTGTGTCTTCACCGGGCCACCCGCCGGCAGCATCTCCTTGTACGCCTGCGCCTGAAACTGCGTAACAGCCTCACTCAGCAATGGATGATGCACACCACTCGCGCCAAGAAACGGGTCATTGCGCTCTTCGTAGTTGACACCAAGCAGCTTCAAGCCCTTGGATATCGCCTCTTCCCAATCTTCTCGTGACTCACGATCATCATCGATCTTGTCACGCAAGTCCGAGGACAACGCACCAAGAACAGAATCGTCAAGAATCTCCGCAAGGTTTGCGTTGTGGTCGTACATCTCGGCCTGAACCTCAACCATCTCTTCCATACCGGCAAGCTCAATGCCATCAGGGAGCATGTTCTCGTCGGGAAGTTCGACCATCATTTCCTGTGGCAACTGTTCTGCTGGACCACCAGCGCCCATCGCCATGTCAACCATCTGCGGAGGAAGTGCCATTAAAATACGCCTTTAAACTTTTGTGGGCGGGCAATGGGGCTAAAACCCTTGACCATGCCACCAGCAGCCTTGCCGGGACCAATACGCTTGACATACTCGTCAAACGACATCTGCGCTGAATAGTCTACCTCACCCGGACCCGGATCATAGAAGCGTTCGCGAAGTTCTTCCATTATCGCGTCTTCTTCACGAATCTTCTTGTCTTTCATCTTGCCCATTAGAATGTCCCCTTGAAAGTGCCACCGCGTTTTTTCATCACCACGCCACCATTCTTGTGCATGCGAGTCGTGCCTTGAATGTCGCGTATCTGTTGTTCCATCTTCAATATGCTGTCAGAAAGAATCTCGCGGATTTCCGGGGTGCCTTTAAATTTTCGTAACGAGTCCTTTACCAGTTCTTGTTGACTTCGAAGACTCGCAATCATTACGTCGTCAATTTCTTTTGCCATCACATCACCTGTCTTGCCATACCCCCGATGCCGGAGTGTACCAGTTTTTTAGGTCGTAAGTCTACGGGACCACCCTTCGCACGGCGGATTACTTTGTTTTCAAACACATCGCTCAACGGACCAAGATTTTCTTCGTAAGTTAATGTGTCTGGAGTCGGACGTTCTTCCGGACGGTAACGACGTGTGCGAATTCGATCTCCAAAATATACGGCGCGGGCTGACATGTGGTCCCTGCCGGCCACCTGCGGCTTTTCCAAGTTCCCTGTTGTGGGGTCAACAGCTTCAATAGTGTCAAGCTCAACAATGTCTTGCCTATCCACAGCCTGATTTAAGCCCTTGCTAACGTGCGACTCGTAAATTTCTTTTACGACACGTTCATCCGGTCGGCCCCCAGCAGCTTTAAAATCTTCCCAGTTCGGGAAGATAACGCCATCGAGTCCTTTTTTCTGTGCTTCGGCCAACATCAAACGAACCGCAAACTGATTGAAATAGGCATCAGAGGACTTGCCCGCAAACGGAGTGCCAGGACGATACGCGTCCGCCGCTTCTGGGTCATTGATGGTGTTGACCCAAGTCTCAAACGAACGCTTCAGTTCTTCTCCACGTTCGGCGCTTAACCCGCTTTCATCAATTAGCAGGTTCATTTCTGCGATGCTGGCTTCTGGAGATGTCGGACGGAAGATTCCCTGTTCAATCGTACCGGCTACATCAGTAGTAATCCGCTGTTGTAGGTTACGCTGGACCATGGCCGGGACACTGGTGTTGGTGTCACTGAGCGCGATTTCGTCAACATTTGAGCCAAGGAAACCAAACAAGCCGGGATCTGACCGGAAAAGTATGTCGAAGTTACCCTTGCCGAACGCATCTCCGGGGTTTCTATCAGACAGCAAGAAATCAAGGGGCTGCTCTCCACGCTCCGCAGCATCTCGAATGTCTCTGTAGATTTCTCGATTGACCGGGGTGCTAAGTACATCCCCACCCTCAGAGGCAAAATCAATTGTGTCGGCGCCCTGTGCTCGTTTGAGAATCACACGGTTCAGTGTAGCAATGTCCTCTGCATCAAGAAAACTAGCAGTGTTGTCGATAAGCGCGCCTCTCAACGCTCTTGTAACAGAGTCTGCACGTTCGATGTCATTGTTCGGAAGTCGTCCACCTCGCACGAGATCTCCGGCCTCATTGATTTGTGTCCGACCAGAAGGAGGTCGAGCGTCTATGCGGAAAACCGAGAACTCACCCGCACTGTCTATTTGACTAGAAGACAGCCCCGGGCCGGCAATTCTATCAAGTTCTGCATCGTCAATGACGCTAGTCAAATGCCCTGTCATCAACTTTGAAAGAACTTCGGTGACAGGCGCAATATCGGTCCTTGGATCCAAGTTGCTAGGAACGCCAGTGGGCGCCGCTTCATACACCGACACGATGGTGTCGGTTGTGTCAGTGGGACTTGGACGAACGCCACCAATCAAAACCAAATCGCCACCAAACGCGCTGGTTGTGTCCTGCAACTGCGTTTCAAGGCTGTTCAAAAAGTCTGCTTCAAACGTAGCAGTCCCCGACTGTGCACGACTTTGTGCAGCGTCCTCGAATACTTGTCGGAAGTCCGGACCGCGCTCCGCCAATGTATCAAGATTGTACCGCTCTTCGCCTGTAAGAAACCGAAACTCATCTCCTCGACCCATTGCAAACTTGCGCTCTGCAACCGTGGCGTTCGACTGCAACTCTTCGAGAACACCGATTCTACGACCCTGCCCGTCCGTTATAACTTTCAGACGAATATGTCCAAAATATCCCGGCACACCAGACTCGGCGCGGGCTGTAGTGCCCGGGCCACCTGTAGCGCCAATATTGTGATCTGCAATCGTACCGGGGTTAGCGCGCATTGCATAACCGGCATACACGCCTCCGCGAGTTTGTACTGTTTGACCCTCAATGAACGGCACAGTTGAGTTGGGGTTACTCAAATAAATGTGCATCTGTTCGCCATATTTAGGATCGATGCTGTACTGCCCATAATCTTCAAGTCGGACCACTGGCCCACCCTGCGCCGCATCAGCACCCACCTCTGACTGCAACAAGGTCTTTACGCGAAGCTGCGGGGTATAGTCACGGTACAACGCGATAACCTGACCACGGTACAGTTGATTCGAACCATGCTTTTCGAGAAACTCAACAAACTGAGAACTTTCACGGTCCCGCTTCAGACTTTCGCCAAAACCCCCACGCAGCGAGTCCAGCACCTCTTCCTTCGACATAGCTCGATTGTCCGGCAGCCGGTCGATAAGCTGGTACATCGGCGAGTAATCCACGATATCACCTTGCCGTGCAGCGTCTCTGGTCATGACGCTGTGCCGCGCAACCTCTGTATCTAGGCTGGCCGTCATCGGCATAACGCGATCCGTCGGTATTAACGGCGTGTCTACAACACCCGTGAACCCAGCCTGCGGAGTATCAGATACAACTGAAGTTTCGCCGGGACCAAAAAGTTCCTCGTATTCGGCATCAATAATATCTTCTGCGGTCGTCGCTGGAGGCGGAGTCGGCTCGGCACTGGCACGAACCTCTGGAGCAGGGGGCGTGGGCCGTGCTTGTGGCTCCGGGGCACTGTTGTGAAACAGGTTTTGAAACTCGTCAGACATGGACTCGGGCCACGCAATCCGGGAACCTGCCGGGATGCGGCGACCCGTGATGTCGTACATGTCTTCCTGAAACTCATAGAAACTAAAAGGACGAGTGCTCGTGCCTACAACCATGTCCCCATCAGTCAAACCCGGAACATAGTTGAAAATTGTCGCGCCATCCCCGCCGGGAAGACCCCCCGGCAAAATATCCGGATTCATAGTAACGGTGCCCGTACCGTACTGAATGTCTAACTCCTCCTGACGGATGTTGGGGGCAAAACCAAACTGCCCGTCCGTGGAGTCAATCCGAAAATCAGGGTCTGTTGCATCGGAGTCATACACACCCTCTGCCGCAAACTGCTGGTCAAGTTGTTCAAGCTGCTGCTGTTGAGAAACCTCCAGACGCTCCGCTGCCTGCGCTTGAACATACAAACGCCGAAGATCGTCCTCCGAACCCTCTACCTCCTGGCCGTTGGGCATGCGGACAGTGAAAACCTCGGCATCGTCCGTAGAAGACACAGGTGCCGCCGCAAGCGCATCATCCAACGCCTCTTGTGTTTCCGGAAGAAAAGGTAATAAACGACGACGAGGATCACCCGGACCCCCGAAACCCATACTGTCGGCGATGCTTCGTGCGCTAGCATCCGCCCCAGCAGCCTTCGCCAGAAACTTTACACCCTTGAACGCAGCAAACGGATCAGCGACAAACTCACCAAAAAACGCACCCTGCCGAAAAGGAGTGACACCCATCTGTGATAGCGCATCTGGACTGTCGCTCGGCGCATCTATCTTCTCGCCATAACCCATGCCACGCAAAATTGCTTCAGCACCAGCAACGTCCTGCACCTTGGTCAACGCACGGAAAATGGCATTCTCGTCCTCGGATAGCTCTTCACCCATCACATATTTAGAGAACAGCATCGGGGCATCACGGCCCACCAACGCCAAAATATCTGGAATAAGACCACCAACACCAGCTACCGCACCAGCACCAATGCCCTCCAAAACATCCGCGCCCTCCGCCATGCGTTCGCTAAAGGACCGTGGATCGGCGACCCTGGGATCACCAGGATATTGAAGACGACGCCCGCGCTTTCGTTCCAACGCCGTCGGACGACGCATCGGTAGGGCCATGATCCCCGCACCACGGTTCACGGGCGGGGGAGTAGGGAGAGTCATCGGACGGCGACGAGGGTTGGGTTGTGGAACAGCGACCATTAATAATACTCACGTTTTCTGCTGGGGAGCATGTCTTCTAGCTCTTCACCCTGTAAACTGATAAAACCACCTTGACGGAAACGCATCAAGGCCATTGTCATACTATCACAGAAGTCATCATGGTCGCCATTTGGAAACGAAGCTACTTCTTCGATTACTTCCTCCGCGAACTTCTGCGCGGCAGGATACCAAACTTTTCCTGATTCGAATATAGGAGAGGCCATATGCATACGTGTGGTCTTGTCCAAACCACCCCCGCCCCGTTTGCGACCCGGCGAGAAGGTAATGACAGGGAGGTTCAGTAACCTCATCTCGTCAGCCAGTGGCATACCCGTCGCCTTGGCCTCGATGAGCATCATGTCCGGCTCCCAGTATTCATTCTCCTCAAGCGCAATCTGTTTTAACTCGGGGAAGTTCCACCGCCCACGCTTGGCGTCCAGCATAATTAGGTGTTGCTCACCATTCGCGTGTGGCTCGAACACGCCCCACGTTGTGATGGCAGAGTAGTCAGCGGTCTCTTTCTTGGAGTACGCCGTATCGTAGGACTGAATAATGTAGTCAAGTTGCGGGATGTCATCCTCTGTCCACTCGTTCCACCACTCCCGCTTGATGACAGCGGTCTCCTCGGATACAGGATTCTGTTGCCACTGAGCATTCCACTTACCCAACGACAGCGAGGCTTTCACCTTTAGAAGCTCGTCTTTTTTCCAAAATTCAGGCCAAAGTGGTTCCCCCGACGGCATGATCGCAGGAAACTCGACCACCTCCCACTGGTCAGCCATCAGGTCAGCCGCCTGTGCTTGCAGTAACCTGCCCGTCAGATCCTTCTTGGACCAGCGTGTTTGGACAATAATAATGGCACCACCCGGCTGAAGACGCTGACGCGGGCCAGATGTGTACCACTCGTATGTCTGATCGTATGCCGTGGACGACAGAGCGTCCTGCTCCGAGTGCGGATCGTCAATAATAAGAAGGTCCGCGCCGCGCCCCGTCATTGCAGCACCCACCCCGGCTGCAAAATATTCCCCGCCCGCGCTGGTCTCCCACCGACCGGCTGCTTGGCTGTCCTGTTTAAGGTCGGTATCGGGGAAAATCTCATGATACAACGGATCCGCGATAAGATCCCTGACCTTGCGGCCAAATCTTACAGCAAGTTCCGTGTTCATTGTAGCCTGAATGATTTTTAACTTCGGATTTCTGCCGAGGAACCAACTAGGCATAAGATACGAGGCAAACTCTGACTTCGAGTGTCGCGGAGGCATGTTGACTATCAAACGCTTCAAGTCACCCGATGCGATGCGTTCGAGTTTTTCAGAAATGATTTTGTGGTGCCGCCCGACAATGAAGCCGTCATACACGTGCTGCACGTATGACATAAATTTTTCTTGAGCTACGTCGCGCACCTCAAGACGTTGACGCTGCTCTTCGAGGAGCAGCATCTCTTTCAGGACTTCTTCAGGGAGGAGGTCTAAGTTACCCGTCATGCTCGAACGATATTACGGGCCATCGAAATTATCAACCCAGCATGGCATATGCGTAGCATATGCCATGGGCGCGCGCAAGGGGGGCAGGCGCTCATTTTGAGCGTTGCCCTGCGACAACCTGCCACAGTAACCCCGCTCATAGTGAGCGAGAAACCTCTTGTGATGGTTGCATATAGCTGCTAACGTTGAGTCATGGGCAATCATGCCTTAAACCTGTCTAGTCAAAAGGAGATTTAGACATGCCTAAAAAGTTTAATTTCCCTATCACCATTACGCTGGAGTTACCAGCAGCCGCCGAGTGGGCGGACATCTTTGCGGCAGCCGACAAGACTGCCGCAGCCAAGCAGCATATGGAGAAGGTCATGGCACCCACCGCCATGACGCGGACAGTTGCACCCGCTGGTGCGCGGAAGATGGCCCCACTCCCAGCAGCAGTGTTTGATCGGTTAATGCAGGGCGGCAGCAAGTACGTGTCGACCAGCAACCTGATCTCGGCAGTGCGTCGGGCGACAGGCAAGCGGGTCAATAAGAACGCGATCCATCAGCACATCTACGTGCTGCGGACTCAGCACAAGATTAAGATCGAATCACGGTCCGTGCGCGACGGCGGCGGCTACCGTCTTGTGAAGGAGGCAGCGTGAATGGACATCAACAAGCTGGCACAGCAGTTGGCGGAGTTTCGGGAAGCGTTGACGCTTCCCGTTCCAGACCACGCCAAGTGTCCAGACTGCGATGGTCAAGGCGTGACCCAAGTCACGCGTTCCGTCGTAGATCACGAACACGGCGGCTTTCACGTCGAGCGCGACGAAATCTGCGAAAGCTGCGGGGGTGATGGGATCTAACGGAAAGGGCGGCCCAGGCCGCCCTTTTCTTTTGTCCCGGGCCTAAAAGAAAACCTGCGTACGCAGGTTTTCTTTTAGCGCGCAAGCGCAGATCGCGCTTGCCTTTTGAGTAATTATATGCAACGCTTAGTGATCATAGTATGGAGGGAACAATGTATGAATCATTCAGCAGCTTCTACCGTCAGTGCAATCAAATCATCGGTGCAAAGATCGGTGTGGGGATCGATGATCTCCCGGACGCTCGATGGCGTGACTACTTTGACGAAGGCATGTCACCACACGAAGCTATCGAGTGTGCGTATGAAGACTTTTGGTCCGACCACTTTCCCCCGGGGATCCTCTAACATCGAGCGGGCGACTCGGGTCGCCCGCTTCTTTTTTGCTCGGCCCGCAAAAAAACCTGCGTACGCAGGTTTTTTATCGAGCGCAGGCGCAGCGCCCGCGTCCCGGGGCCGCCCCGGGATACGATAAAGGGCGCAGGCCGCAGGCCGCAGACTTGACGTTTTAGTAAATTTATGCAACAGTTATCTACCATCACATTGGAGGGATTACGATGAATGCCAAAGAATTGAAACAAGCGAGAGAGGACAAAAAACTATTGTCCAATGTCTCGAAGATGCCCGGCTATAGCATCAGCCGGGACGCGTGGCTGTGCGACGTAGGCAGCAGGCTCGCCAAGGTAGAAGGCAGCACATGCGCTAACTGCTACGCCCGCAAGGGCATGTATCGCATGCCGAACGTCCGCAAAAAGATGATCGAACGCGAGGAATTTTTTAACGCGTCCGACTTTGTGCCGCGAATGATTAACGTGCTGAACATTGTCCGCAGCGAATGGTTTCGCTGGTTTGATTCGGGCGACGTTGGCAGTGTCGGCATGGCGTTGAACATCATCGAAGTATGCAGGCAAACACCAAACAAGCGCCATTGGATACCGTCCCGCGAATATGAAAAATGGACGCGCGCCCTACAGATCGACCGCCTGCCCGACAATGCGGTCCTGCGTATGTCTGCCCACATGATTGACGGACCACGGTCCAAGGGATTCGTGCACACTAGCACAGTCCACAGCGGGACGCGGTCCCTCTACGATATCCCGCGCGGGCAGATCTGCCCAGCGCCGCAGCAAGGCGGCAAATGCAGCGAGTGCCGCGCTTGCTGGTCCGCTGACGTTGTCAATGTCTCCTATCACCAACACTAATCCTCCGAGGAACACGGACCGCGAATCGCGGTCCGTGTTTTTTTACTCGAAGTTCCTGGCCCACGACTCATGGGCGCAGGCACGCAGGGCCGCAGGCGCAGCCCGCAGCGGGCCTGCCCACACACACGCAGGCGCAGGGCCGCAGGAGCGCAAGTTATCCAACCGCGATCCATGGATCATGGCCGCCGAACCACCGTCAAATAAAAATACATCGCCCGTCGAGGGATCATGCACCAAGAAAAAGCTGACACCGTTACAACGGGTATGCGCCAAATGCCAAGCAATTTGTGAGGTTGATAAGGATACGCGATTATTCTTTATTATTTTTAACTCGCACCAGACCGGCACCCCATCCATGCACAGATATACGTCCGGCATCCCTTGTCCAGCACGGTTTTCAATCCGCTGGCAGTGGGTCTTTTTCGGTAAATTCTGCTTCAAGGAGTTCCACAGGCTGCGCTCCGTCTTGGGCATCTTCCACTCGTTTCATGTTGTCGAATGCATGGGGGTATTCCTGCCGGATGGCAGCGAGTCTAGCGACGATCTCCTCACGGGACAGCGAGTCAAGTTGATGAACGTGCGTCGACTCACGCCGGTCAATGGTCAACCCGCCCAGTGCGGATCGAATCTTCTCGGCATTGATGGCAGCAGAAAACTGCCCAGCCTCTTCGGCAGCGATAGACAAGTCTTCGAACCGCTTCAACTGGTTCAGCAGCGTGACGCCATATCGACGTTCCCGTGCCTGCCGCATTTCTTTGATCAGCTTCGGCACTTCTGGAAATGTCTTGCCGTCAAGAAGTTTTGCTGCCTGCACGTTGGCACTGCCTTCCGCGTACCCAGCCTTCCGCGCACACTCAGCGTTGCTATACTTACCTTCGACGTAATACTTGGCAAATTCACGTTGCCGGTTCGTCAGTCCGGCGGGTCTACCTACTTTTCCCATAGCGATATTTTTTGCCCTTTGCAGTTTGAAAAACCAAAAGTCATCGTCCACCCCGACTCATAAGTGTAACAGCGTAACAGAAGCGTAACGGCTGTGATTGTTGGTGGATAAGGGTTTGTTACGCTTGTTACGCTTGTTACGCCATTTTAGAAAAAACAAAAACAAAAACTGTTTACCCGTAGAAAATCGTTTTAGTAGCGTATTTGTTGTTGACTGTTAGTAATGGTTAGTTACTATGGATTATAGGACAACGGCAACCATAGGAGAGAAGATATGCCGAGATATTACGCAAAGCAACAAGTCCTTGATGACGACGGTAAATACGTCGCTGATCGTTTGGTACCTGTGTGTGATTCGATTCGTGGTCTGGAGAAGAAGATCATCCGGAATCGGGATGCGTTCCCGCTGAAGGATGGGCAACGGTACGCCAGTCGTATTCATGTTTATCGTGTGCTGCGGAACCACAAGACGACACCGCATGGAATTTATTTCGTGGACGGTGACAAGTTGAAAAGGGTTCGTAACACGAGGTTTGTCGAGTTTGATCTGAACAACTTTTTGAAGGGGCTTGAAGCATGGGCAAGGTAAAGAGTTGGCTGATGGGCATGGAAGAGGATGCCACATGGATGAGCCGTGATTCGTGGGCCGCCGAGCATGGCGCAATGAATCTGCAAGTTTACGATGATGTGCAGGGTCGGATGGCTGACAGCATCGAGTATCAAAAGATCGAGGCAGCGGAGCGTGAAGCCGATGCCTACGTTGACAGGCTGAATGGAGACACTCAATGACTGACATCGAATATT